ATCATCCTGTTGAACAGCATAAAGCAGCGGATGGAGTTTCCAGAGCTAAAAGAGATGGCGATGGAGGAGTATGCTGAGTGGGAGCCAGATGCGTTTATAGTGGAGAAGAAGTCATCGGGCACCGCGCTGTACCAAGAGATGAGACGTATGGGGTTGCCTGTGTCAGAGTATACCCCCCACAGAGGGTCAGGTGATAAGCTAGCTCGCTTGAACTCAGTATCTGATATTGTAGCAAGTGGGATATGTTGGGTGCCTCCTACGCGGTGGGCAGAAGAGGTTATAGAGGAGATTGCTGGATTTCCGTTTATGAGCCATGATGATTTGGTTGACTCGACAGTTATGGCGCTGATGAGATTTAGGCAGGGTGGGTTTATTAGATTACCTACGGACGAGCCTGAAGAACAACGGTATTTCAAAAGGCGCGGAAGCGGCTACTACTAGAGATTTATTATGGCTATGGAAAAAGGATTGTACGCTGCCCCCGAAGGCATCGAAGCAGAAGCTGTAGAAGAAAGTGCGCTTGAGATTGAGATTGTCAACCCAGACGCGGTGACTCTGGACGATGGCAGCATGGAGATCACACTGATCCCCGGCGGTGACGAAACAGATGTCATTGACTTTGGGGACAACATCGCAGACGCGATGGAGGACAGCGACCTCATTGCCTTAGCTGAAGAACTTGTTGGGCTTGTAGACTCAGATATAGCCAGCCGCAAAGATTGGGCCGACACATTCGTCAAGGGTCTGGATGTGCTGGGCTTCAAATACGAAGAGCGCACTGAGCCGTGGGAAGGCGCGTGCGGTGTGTACTCTACAGTTCTTGCTGAAGCGGCCATACGGTTCCAAGCGGAAACTATGTCTGAGACGTTTCCCGCCGCTGGCCCTGTAAAGGTAAAAGTCCTTGGAGAAGAAACTAAGGATAAGGAAGAAGCTGCACAGCGCGTAAAAGCCGATATGAACTACGAGCTTACTGAGCGCATGGTGGAGTACAGGCCCGAACATGAACGCCTGTTATACAGCCTTGGCTTGGCTGGCAGCGCGTTTAAGAAGGTGTATTTTGATCCAAACATAGGGCGTCAAACGGCTGTATACATACCAGCAGAAGATGTGGTAGTGCCATACGGCGCATCGCATGTAGAAAGTGCAGAACGTGTTACGCACATCATGCGTAAGACTAAGAACGAGCTGAAGAAGTTACAGTCTGTAGGGTTTTACAAGGACGTAGAACTAGGCGATCCAACGCCGTATCACACAGATATAGAAGAGCGTAAGGCTGAAGAGGGTGGCTATTCACTTACTGACGATGACCGCTTCACACTATATGAGATACACGCTGATTTAGTTATAGAAGGTGTGGACGAAGAAGATGGCGATGAAGAAGATCAGATAGCAAAGCCCTACGTCGTGACGCTAGAGCGCGGCAACAACAAAGTTTTGGGTATTCGCCGTAACTGGAGTGAAGAAGATGAGCTGATGCTGAAGCGTCAGCACTTCGTACATTATGTATACGTGCCCGGATTTGGCTTTTACGGGCTAGGGCTGATTCACATAATCGGTGGGTACGCTAAAGCAGGTACTTCTATTATACGGCAGCTTGTAGATGCCGGTACGCTGTCTAACCTGCCCGGAGGTCTCAAGTCTCGCGGGCTACGTATCAAAGGTGATGACACTCCTATAGAACCGGGAGAGTTCAAGGATGTAGATGTGCCGTCAGGCAGCATCCGTGACAACATCATGCCGCTCCCTTACAAGGAGCCAAGCCAGACCCTATTAGCTTTACTCAACCAGATCACCACAGAAGGTCGTAGGCTGGGTGCTATCAGCGACATGAACATTTCGGACATGTCAGCAAACGCTCCTGTGGGAACTACTCTGGCGCTTCTAGAACGTACCTTGAAGCCGATGGCGGCGGTACAGGCGCGTGTTCACTACGCCATGAAGCAAGAGTTTAAGATGCTCAAAGCGATCATGGCTGAGAATGCACCAGAGCAGTACGATTACCAGCCGTACCGAGGCGCGGTATCCGCTCGTGTAGCGGACTACATGATGGTGGACGTGATCCCTGTCAGTGATCCGAATAGTTCTACGATGGCCCAGCGTGTAGTTCAGTATCAGGCGGTGCTACAGATGTCACAGTCTGCGCCTCAGATATACGACTTGCCCCAGTTGCACAGACAGATGATCGAAGTATTGGGCGTCAAGAACGCGGACAAACTTGTTCCTACAGAGGACGACGCAAAACCGACCGATCCGGTCAGCGAAAATATGGATGCGCTTGTTGGCAAGCCGCTGAAAGCGTTTATATACCAAGATCACGAGGCTCATATAGCCGCTCACATGGCGTTTATGCAAGACCCAATGATTATGCAGGCTATCGGGCAAAACCCCCAAGCGAAGCCGATTATGGCTGCGCTACAGGCGCATATTGCAGAACACCTTGGCTTCCGTTACCGCAAGCAGGTAGAAGAGAAGCTAGGCGCACCGCTACCACCTCCGGGCGAGCAGTTGCCAGAGCAGGTGGAGGTAAACTTGGCGAGGCTGGTAGCAGATGCAGGCAAGCAGCTCACTCAGCAACACCAGCAGCAGGCCGCACAGCAGCAAGCGCAGCAGAAAGCTCAAGACCCTGTTATTCAGATGCAACAAGCCGAGCTACAGATCAAGCAGCAAGAAGTGCAGCGTAAGATGCAGAAGGATCAGATGGATGCACAGGTCAAGCAAGCAGAGTTGGAGTTAAAAGCTCGTGACCAGATGCAAGACGCGCAGATAGATCAGGCCGAGCTAGCTCTTAAAGAACAAGAGTTAGTGCTAGAAGCTAAGAAAGATGGCGTAAAGATGGCCGCTGAACGACGTAAAAACAACGCAAAAGCAGATGTTGACTTGCTTAAAGCAATGAAAGATTCCAATAACAACAGAGGCCAATAATGGCTAAAACCGTCTTTGACGTGCTAAAAGAAAAAATCGAGTCCGATAAGGACTCTGCACTACAATTTCTGAGCAGCGGGGGAGCAAAAGATTTCTCCATGTATAAGGAAACCACAGGTTTAATTCGGGGTCTCGAAACCTGTCTGGGCTATGTAGAAGACCTCTCGCGCAATTTGGAGTATGGAGATGACTGACATTGCACAAGCAACTGTTACTGAAGAAGAGTTTGAGGCTCAGATACCCGTGCCTGTGGGGTACAGAGTGTTGATTGCTATGCCACACGTTGAAGAGACGTTTGATGGCACTGACTTACTTAAATCTGTAAACACAAAAAACCATGAACAAGTCATGTCGATTATCGGGCTTGTGTTGGATATGGGCGGACAAGCCTACTCTGACGCAGAACGATTCCCTACTGGCCCGTGGTGCAAGCAAGGGGACTATGTAATGTTCCGTGCTAATACAGGGACTAGGTTCTCAATAGGCGGTAAAGAGTATCGTTTGATGAATGATGACTCTATTGAAGCTGTTGTACCAGACCCTCGTGGTATAGAGAGAGTATAAGGAGTAAGTTATGCCGTTTCAAAAAGTGGAATTTAATTTTCCTAATGACGAAGAACAAGAATTGGTGGTAGAAGTGGAAGACTCCGGTGCAATGGAGATTGACCTATCCGGTAAAAAGACAGCCGAAGACTATAAAGAGACAGAGGCTGAAATTGAGGTCGAAGCTGAAGCTGAAGCTGAACCGGAAGCAGAAGATGAATTTGACATTGAGGTCGTCGACGATACTCCTGTAGCAGACCGTAATCGCAAGCCTTCTGAACCGCCCAGTGACGTTACTGAAGAAGAATTAGAGAACTACTCTAAGAAAGTTCAGAACCGCCTCAAGCATTTTAGTAAAAGCTACCATGATGAACGTCGAGCTAAAGAAGCAGCCGAACGTGAGCGCCAAGAGCTAGAACGGTTAGCGCAAAAACTTGTTGATGAAAACAAGGAGTTAAAAGGCAATGTAGCTAAAAACCAAGAAGCCTTGCTTGAACAAGCAAAGAAGAATGCTAGTTCTGAGATAGAGTCTGCAAAACAGGCGTATAGGGTTGCTTACGAAGAAGGCAATTCTGAGGCGGTTGTCGACGCACAGGAAAGTCTAACTTCTGCTAAGTTAAAGTCAGAACGCTTAAATAACTTCAGAATACCCGCTTTACAGGAAGAAGAAAGTCCTGTACAAGACACTGAACCAACGAATACTCAAGAGGTTTACCGCGACACTAGAGCCGAAGAGTGGAAAGCAAATAACTCTTGGTTTGATACAGACCCCGAAATGCAAAGTTTTGCTTTAGGTGTGCATCAAAAGCTAGTGAACGATGGGGTAGACCCCCGAAGTGATGAATACTACGAGCGCATTGACGTTCGTATGCGACAAGTATTTCCAGACCAATTTGAGGAGGAAGTTCCCAAGCAGACAGCAAAACGAAGTTCAAATGTGGTGGCACCCGCTACGCGGAGCACTAAACCAAAAAAGGTTACATTAACGCCAACACAAGTAGCTTTGTCCAAACGTCTTGGTATAACTCCACAAGAATACGCCAAACAAATGGCTGCATTAGAAAGAGGAAATTGATAATGGCTGAGAACAGAATCAAGAGAGACCACGACACGCGGGACACTAAGTCTCGTAAAAGACACTGGGTAAAACCAGAAGTCTTACCTCATGTTGAAGTCGAAGCAGGCTACACAACACGTTGGATACGTCTTTCCACTCTGGGAATAACAGACGCTAGCAATGTTTCCTCAAAATTACGTGAAGGTTGGGAGCCTATAAAAGCAGAAGACCACCCAGAGATATTGTCTGACCACAATGAAAGGTTTGAAGGCAATATAACTCAGGGCGGACTGTTGCTCTGTAAAGCTCCAGTAGAAATGGTTGAGGAGCGTAACGAACATTACGAAACTCAAGCTAGGCAACAGATGCAATCTGTAGACAACAACCTCATGCGCGAAAACGACCCTCGTATGCCTTTATTCAACGAGCGCAGCACAAAAGTTACCAATTTTGGTAAAGGAACCTAAATTTTTGTTAAGAGGTTAACATGGCTTATCCAACAGTTGATGCCCCCTATGGGCTAAGGCCGGTAAAGCTGCTTAGTGGTGTTCCATACGTAGGTACTACTCGTCAATACGGTATAGCCAGTGGCTATGGCACGAGTATTTTCTACGGAGATGCTGTTAAGTTAGTTGCTGGCGGCACTGTCGAGCGTGATACGTTTGACGCTGCCATGACTCCTATTGGAGTCTTTATGGGTGTTACTTACACCGATCCAAGCACGTCTCAAGTGACTTTCCGACAAAACTACCCAGCTAGCACCGCTGCTTCAGATATTCAAGCATATGTGTGTGACGCTACGGATGTATTGTTCAAGGTCGCGGTTGTATCTTCTGGTACAACGATTGCTGACTTGGCTATCACTGACATTGGCGCTAACGTGGCTGGAGTAGACAACACTGGGAGTTCCGTAACAGGTAATTCCGCTGGTGCTATTTCAGATACGTCTGCTTCTACTAATACACTTCCTTTCCGCATTGTTGCCTTGGTTGAAGAAACCAAGAACTCTTCTGGCGGATTTACGGAAGCGTATGTTAAGTGGAACGCAGGGCATCAATTTAGCAACACCACTGGCACATAGGGAGTAAGGTAAAATGGCTATTTCAAGAGCGCAATTACTTAAAGAACTCCTGCCGGGGCTTAACGCTTTGTTTGGCATGGAGTACGCTAAGTACACAGACGAGCATACGGAAATCTTTGAACAAGAGACTTCTGATCGTTCGTTTGAAGAAGAAACCAAGTTGTCAGGTTTCTCCGCCGCACCCGTCAAGGACGAAGGTGCTGCGATTGAGTATGACAACGCACAGGAAGCATTCACTGCTCGTTATACGCACGAGACCGTGGCTATGGGCTTTTCGATCACTGAGGAAGCAATTGAAGATAATCTCTACGATTCGCTCTCTGCACGTTATACGAAGGCTCTGGCACGCGCTATGGCGTACACCAAGCAGGTGAAAGGTGCTGCAATCCTTAACAATGCGTTTGCTGCAGGCACCACTTACGGTGACGGCAAGACGCTTTGTGCAACAGATCACCCGCTAGTTTCTGGCGGAACCAACTCAAACAGACCTTCAACGGGTGCTGACTTGAACGAGACTTCTTTGGAAGCCGCTGTCATTCAGATCGCTGGTTGGACTGATGAGCGTGGACTGTTGATTGCTTCACGACCTGTTAAGTTGGTCGTACCAACTAACCTTCAATTTGTAGCAACTCGTTTGTTAGAAACAGAAGGTAGAACTGGCACGGCAGATAATGATTTGAACGCAATTCGTAACAATGGCTCTATATCGGGCGGTTACACGATCAATCATTACTTGACTGACACGGATGCGTGGTTCTTGACCACTGACATTCCGAATGGCTTAAAGCATTTTGTTCGTTCTCCGATGGCTACATCTATGGATGCAGACTTCGATACGGGCAACTCGCGATATAAAGCCCGCGAGCGCTACTCTTTCGGCGTATCCGACCCACTTGGGATTTTCGGATCACCCGGAGCGTAAAACGCTACATAAGAAGGGGGCACATGTTGCCCCTTTTCTTTTTCTACTGTATAAAACAACTATCCCTGACAGGTGCAATCCCGCATCTGACACTAGCCACGACAGGAGATCCATATGGCTAATACTACGTTTAACGGCCCCGTCCGTTCGGAAAACGGGTTTCAAGCAATCACAAAAGATAGCAGCATTGGTGGCGTAACAAGCACTATGACATTGCAAACCTACACCACCACAATCACTGTTGCCGACGGTGCTACCACAGGAAAAGAAGGGTCTATTGGAATCCCAGTAAACTTCATTCCTATGGGTGTAACGGTTGCTGTTACAACCGCTGCAGCTAACTCTGTCACCCTTAATGACATTGGCACAGACGCCGATACTGACGGGTTTGTAGACGGTATCTCTGCGGCAGTTAATAGCACGGGCTTCAAAGGGTTCTTCCCTTGTAACGGTGTTCTTGGCATGTCTGGAGGAACCACCTCCGCTGCAGGAGCCACTGCTGATGAAGTAGAGCTTGTTGTGTCTGGTGATCCGGGTGGTGACACTGTGATTGTATTGAAGTTCTTTGGTATCAGTAGTTCTTCTGACGCATCTTAGGAGGCAGTCATGGCTGATGCAGTAGCTTCTCAAACAATAGTTGATGGGCCATCTTATGTGGCTATCAAACTAACAAACATCTCTGACGGTACTGGCGAGTCTGCCGTTACCAAGATAGATGTGAGTGCGTTAGAAGCAGATTCACGCACTGGGTTGTCTTGTACTGACGTTAATATAGAGCGTATATGGTGGCAGTGCATAGGCATGAAAGTCCGCATCTTGTTTGATGCAGACACAGATGTTATGGCAATAGAGTTAGGTGAAAACCAAAGCGGAGATCACGACTACTCTATATTTGGTGGGCTAGTTAACAATGCAGGAACCGGCAAGACGGGGGACGTAAAG